TTTTGGATTAGCTGAATGCCAAGTTGGAAACAGCGATCGAACCCAAGTAGTCACCAGCATTGCCAAGTGACGATGCAGTGTTAGTAAGTTCAACATAACCATAACGTGTCATGAAGCTTACGACTGGTTCGAATGTTGATGGATCTAGAACAACACCAGAGCTCATCAAAGGAATATATGGGCAGTAGAAAGCGGCAGCATCAGCTTCGCTTGAACCCTTATAACCAACTAGAACAACTTGGTTGTCGCCAGCATAGCTGTCAACATAAACACGCATAGCGCCATTCAATGTACCAACAAACTTAGTGTTTGTAGGAGCTTCGAATGTACCTTCTGTAGTGCGAGCAAAAGCAGAAGTTGTAGCAGACTGAAGAACTGTCAATGCTGTTGGGGAAACAACACACCAGTTACCAGCACCACGACGTGTACGCTGAGCGATCTTGTTAGATACGCGGTTGATTAGAACTGCCAAAGCGGCGTGCTCGTCACCAACGAATGTAGCTGTACCAGACACAGCGGCCTGGTCAAATGTCTCTTCTGTAGAGCTTAGGCTGCGAAGTGAACCAAGGATTTCCTGGTCGATTTCAACAGTAATCTCTTGTGCAAGAGCTGCCATGATTTCTGCTTCAACGTCAATACCGTGCATGGCTTGTGCGTCTTGAGCAGCTTCAAATGTCCAGCGAGCAGACAACTTACGTGTCTTAGCTTCAACTGGCTGTTTCATGATCTGCACGTTGATCTTACGACCAGCAACACCTTCATAGTTAGGTGTTGTGTCAGCCTTACCAGTAGACAAGCTACCAGAGTAAGCTGTTGCGATCTTGAATGGGCTCAATGCTTCGTCGCCAGGCAGAACGTCTGTGTCGAATGGTGAACCGGCGCTGCTGTTGGCAGCTTCTGCGTAACGAACACGCAGAGTGTGGATTTGACCAACTGGGCCTGTCATTGGCTGAACGCCGATGATTTCATTGGCAATAACAGTTGGCATTACACGACGGATAACTGGAAGAATAACGCGGTTCAGTGAAGCAACGTTGCCTGCGGCAGTTGCACCAGCTGTAGCTGATTCTTTCAGGTGCTTACGTGTGTTTTCCAAAATTACCGACATGGAATTACGCTTAGAGCCTTGCAAGCCTTCGAGCAGGGCATCCTTGGTTTCATCCCAGCGGCTTTCTAAAAGTGCTGTAGTCATTTGTGATTTCTCCTAAAAATCTATTTTTTTACTTTAGCCCTGCTAAACGCTTGATATCGATGATGTTACCTTGATCATCGCTCTCATATGCTTTAGCAGCCTTTTTATCGCCAGTTACTGCAACACCTTCGCTTAATACCTTCTTAGGGGCAGTAGCAACTGTATCGTTGTTTAGTACGCTTGGCAGATACTTTTCGAATGCAGACTTCAAACGATCTGTCTGCACGTTTTCTAGCAATGTGCTCATGACATTCTGCTTGTCCTTGTTTAGAGGACTCATCAGTTCTGACATGATCTTAGCACGAGTGCTACGTTCGTTGATGGACTTTAATTCTTTGTCCTTGCTTTCTACTAGCTTAACGGCCTTGTGAACCTGTTGAGCGGCTTCTGCAATTACCTTGTCCTTCTTCTTGATTGAAAGCATTAGCTTACGGATTTCTGCATTCTCATTTAAGTGAGTTGTAGTGAATTCGCTTGCAAACGCTTCAAAAATCTTACGTCCAAATGCGTTCTTACGGGCACTGTTGATGTCCTCACGCAATTGTGTAAGTTCAGCTCTTAACTGTTTAGCAATAGCTTCTTGCACCAGCTTGCTACTACGTGCGACGAACTTAGATTTCATTTCGTCTAACTTAGCATTAGCATTAGCAATCAACTTTACCTTGGTCTCCACTAGGTCACGCTTGTCTGTTTGGAACTCTACGAGTTCTTCAGCTAGGGCCTTCATTACAAAGGATTCTAACTTGGCAGCGGCGGCCTTGTGTTGACTACGGTCGCTACGGAATTCTTTAATTTCCTCAGCTAACTTAGTAGTCATAAAGTCCGAAAACTTTGCGCCTGTTTCGTTCATCTTCTTAGCAAAACGTACACGGTCCTCAGAGAGGGCTTTCTTTTCTGCAACAAGCTGTTCTACTTGTGCGCTTAGTGATTCGGAGACCATTTTATCAAGAGCCTCAACCATTAAATTTTTGTCGTGCTCGTAACGACCGGCAAATTCTTCACGAATTTCACCACGGATCTGCTCACGTGCCTCATTTAGCTTGGTTTCCCAGGCTTCTGAGAGAGCAGTACGTGTCTCATCGTTAAGAAGACCGCCTTCGAGCAATGGTTTGAGAGCTTCTAGCATCTTTTTGTCTCCTAGAGTTTAAGTTCTTTGATAAGTCTCGTTACTTGATCTTTGAGATATTTTTGTACTTTAGCGTCTGTGCCATCCCTAGCATTTTCGAGGATCTTATGTCCATGTCTCATGTTCATAAGGCCTTCGTAAATTGCTTTAGGGTAAGCATTGGGTGCTGATGGTTGTGCTACCACATCCACTGTAATAATTTCAAAGTCACTAACGTGGCCATTGTCGGCCACATTACCGCTTCCGCGGCTTGAAACGCCTAGCTTAACGCCACTTTCCAGCATACATTTAACTAGGTTCCCCATAGGGGTTGGCAACATTTTTAGCTTGCCATATCCGTTAGGGCCATCCATCCACATTTCTGTGATCATATGGCTTACACGGTCAAGGTTAATCTTAAGGTCATCTGGGTGATCCACTTCACCTAATACACTGTATCCACCGGAAACTTGTTCCATGATTGTTTTCACAGCCTTGGAAATTTCGTTTACAGGGTATACTCGTCCATTAGCGTTTTCTAAACCACCCTGGATGCAAATACCTTTTAAGAAGAGATCCTTTCCTTCATTGGCTGTCTCAGTCAGGAGTTTAGCCTGATCGAAGGAAAGATTTTCTCTGAGATACGAAGCCATTAAAAGGATTCCTTACTTGGCCAATGGGCTTTTCTTGTTAGTACCGCCATCTTCGCCACTTGTCTTTGGCTTAGGAGCAGCACTAAGGTCTTTCTTACCACCGGCTGTGTTCTGTACTTTACCGATCAAAGGCTTTGTGCCAGGAGCACTGCCGCCTTTTTCTTCTGCGCTGCCTTTAGCAATATTTGCTGTAGTGCCGCCCATGTCGTTCTTACCAGTAATTACAGTACTTTTCTTGTTAACGCTACCTTCTTCGCTGTTAGCGGGTGCTTTAACTTTTTCTACGTATTCACGGACAAAACCTTCAGGCATTTCGTCGCCTTCTTCGTCGCCCATGTCGTCCATACCTTCTTCGTCGCCGAAGTCAGCATCGCCTTCACCTGGCTCTTCGTCCATTAGCTTGGCAAATTCTGCTTTGAGTTCGTCAAGAGCGTCTTCTAGATCAACAACGCGATCTTCGATTTCGTCTTCACCACCTTCGTCGCCACCGAATTCATCGGCGCCCATTTCATCATCGCCACCGTGCATGTCTGGCTCACCTAGTTCGTCGGCATCGGACATTTCTGGTTCCATGTCGTCTTCGGCTACACCTGCTTGCTCGTCGGCTGCAATTTCGTCCATCATGGATTCGGCTTTGTCGCCACCCATGCTTTCGTCCATATCGTCTTCGAACGATTCGTCAAGGTCTTCGTCCTTGGCTTCGTCTAGTTCTTCATCAAGAGACTCATAAATCTCTTTGCTCTTTTCCACTACGATTTCATGGAAAAGATTGCGAGCGGCTTGCTCGTCTTCGTTAATGATCAGCTCGATCAGCTTTTCAAATTTTTGTGACATAAAAGATTCTCC